CTATATCAGCGGGTATGGGTTGTTTTTTCTTTCCGCGATTTTTAGCATTTCAGTGGCTTTTGAACTTGAGAGCTAATGCTCACGCAATGCAAAATATGCAGCTTTATAAATTACATTTGTGTATTTACTCACACCATAGAATGCGACTGGCTCTGATCCTATAAATCTTGTTTTTTTTAATTCTCCGCCACACCCCTGAGCAAAAGCATTACCCAACGTTTCAGAAGTCTCTCTATCTGGCGTTATATAAAAAACAGGAAGGGGCAAGCCGTTAAGCCTGCCCCTTTCAGAGTTCTCGGAATTCGAGAGGTTAGACACAATTAATGTTCCGTTGATTAATCCGAATCAATTATTGTTGCGCCGAGAAGATCATTAGTAAGATCAACAACACCAGCGGCAGATACAGATTTAACAACCATCAGGCCAACTTCAGAGAGATCGTCTTCATCCCCAATAGCTGTTGACCAAACAACAACACGAACTTCATCACCGGTACGCATATTGATTGTATCGTCTGAATTGTTCATGTAGCCGGAAGCATCAACAGCAGTTAGAGCATCAAGAGTATCATAACGATACAGTCCAAAGCCTGCTGCTTGTGCCAGCAATTTAAGATCAGCTGCGATAAAGGCCATAATATTAATCCTTTCTTAGCTGGTTACGATAGCGGTGGTGTCATTAAGATCGCCCTGGATTACACCAGTCGTATCAATAAGACATGCCCCACCGGACATCGCATGGTTGACAAAATGTGCTGCACGTTCACCGTTCCACCAAATATCGGCGGATACGAAATCGTTAGCGGCGATATTACCTGCACTCTTGGCTGTAGCATAACCAACAGCGTCTCTATGCCATGCAAACACGTTGGCTGTAGATGTGCCAACACCCGGCAAATCAGTATGCATAAGCCACAGTGCGCCATTCCAGTTACGGAAACGCATATGTCCAGGAGTACCTGGTTTCAACGGCAGATTATCAGCACCAACCCAATCGCCTGATGTGAATTCTTCTACAGTTGAAGCTTGTGCCCATGCGCGAGGAGTGAGAGCGACATAACGATTGCCATCATTTGGAACATCATTGGCGTCCAAAGCTTCAAGCATACCGTATAAAGCGGCTCGAACAGTGCCTTCACTGGATAGTGTCCAGGAAACGGCAGATTCACTTGTGGTATCGAAAATGGTAATGATTTGGTTATCGACCTTACGACCCAATGCCCAGGCACCGGCACGAGCAATAACCATGCGTTCATCAATGTTGAGTTTTGCTTCATCAAGCTTATCAACAAAATCACCGGCATAGAAATCAACCAATGTGCAGAGAATTGCCGTGTGATCGGCGTTCATCGGTGTGATGATACCATGACGGGCTTTTGTGGTGGCGGTTCCCTTGCCAGATTTCTGGAAGGTTGTCGATTCACCAATAATATTGTCTTTCTTACGGACTGTACCACGCAACATTCCACCCATACGTTGGAAGAGATGGTGTACGTCCTTTTGAAAATCCTTGATAAAGGATGTAGATACGGAAGTGCTCATAACACTACCCTTTCAATTCAAAGGTTATGTTGGGAACACAGCGTGCAGTGGGCCAGAATATGATTTTGGGGCAGTGGGCCTCGAAAGGGTTGCCGTTCAGATCGTCCAGGTTACTTGCCGTGACGCGTCTTTTGACAGGTGTGAGGCCACCAAAGGACGTTCAAATAATTAGTGAGGCTACTGTAAAAGCAACCGCACTAACTTGTCAACTGGTTTTGCCTATTATTTAAGCATCACCGCACATAATCATCATCACCATGAAGCCTTGAAGATAGTTCGGCACGCTCATCAAAGAATTCCTGACGTTTTTTCACATCAGCCTCTGAATGGAGTTTATCTGTCAGTTCATCAATTTTAGTGTCAAGATCAGCTTTGCCAACTTCGCTCAATGTTAAATCCATAGTGCTTTCATCGATCTTACGGCCAACACTGGCCCAGGCACGCATCATTGCAGGTGTATTACCAAGTTTTACACCATTAACTTCTACATTTTCCATCATGTGCGCGAACTCGTCTCCACCGAAAGTTTTGATTGCCCTGTCAAAATGGTTCTTATTGGTTGTGTAATCATCACCCCATTCTTTACGTAAATCAGCTTCAGCAGTTTTAACACCTTCTTCAATAGCTTTTTCAGAAGTTTCCGTATTTGCGATGGACCGTTCGTTAAGATCAGCAAAAAATCCTGCCGCTTGATCAGCGCTCATGTTGTGCTTGTGGAACATAACTTTCAATTCATCGAATTCAGTTTTCTGCTCATCCGTCAATTCAGTGCCTTCAGGAAGTGCGAATTCATAATCCTTGGATTCTTTTGGAACGCCCATCTTTTCATTGAAAGCGGCGCGGTCTTCATCAGAAGCATCTTTACCGGGGATGTTAACGGCATTGGAAAGCTTTGCTCGCATATCATAAGCAGACTTTGCTGCATCAGCCGGACTTGCGAATTGTTCTGCGTGTTTACGTGCTTTCGAGTCTTCTATAGATGATCGCCAATCATCCCCACCAGCGTCATCACCACTATCTCCGTCATCATTGCTGTCACCATCATCATCTCCATTTCCAGCATCGTCATCATTACTGTCGCCATCTCCATCATCTCCAGCGTCATCAGAAGCTTCAGCTCCAACGCTACGGAGTTCAAAGGGATGCAATTCATTATATTCAATCCATGCAGGATCGTAATCGTTGATAGGCTTTAACATATCAGCTTGAGCTGCCTTATGGCCGGTCACGGTGAGTGTATTTGTCACGTTCTTGTTTCCTTTTTAATGTTTTGAGGTTTGTCGTCATCACTTGATGGTTCCATATTCATAGTCTCTAGAATATACAACACCATATTTCTTTCACCATCACGAAAGTATGTTGCATGTGAATTACCGTCTTCTTTTGCTACACGAGCGTATATACGTCCTTTTGTCATGATTTCCCATAACACACGTTTGCCTTGTTCCGGCGTTGAGTGTCCCTGAAACACTGCCCGGAAATCACGATAGGCATCTGCTTTGTTGTAAGTTCCAATTACAGCAGACCTTAATTCATGGAGAAAGGCATCAGGATTTGGTTTAACCCGAAACGGCCAACGGAAAAAATTCAACATTTTAATTGAGTTCTCTTATATTATATACCTTTACTTCACACTGCATATTTTGCATTGCGTGAGCATTAGCTCTCAAGTTCAAAAGCCACTGAAATGCTAAAAATCGCGGAAAGAAAAAACAACCCATACCCGCTGATATAGGAGCAAGACGATCGTAGCAATAAAGTCTGATAAAAAACATTCTAAAACGAAAACGAAAATAACTAAAACGAATGGTACTTAAATACTTAATCATGATGTTTCCTGTAGTTCAATCTGTTCTGAATATCCGCCACCTCTAATAGAATTCAATAACTCAGCAAGGAAGGCATCAGGATTTGGCTTGGCGCGGAAGAACCAACTGAATGGGTTTATCATACTGGAAATCCATCTTGCTTTATCTTACGAACATGCGCTGTGAATGTACCTTGTAAAACTGCATAAACATCATCGGCCTTTTCAAGTTCAACAATATCAGCAGCAATATTACAATTTTCTGGAATATCTTTTATCCAATAATCAGGAATTTCAATTGTATCATTATCAACAGGAATTAACAATGTAACCACTGCATACTTGGACATTATGCCACCTCTTCAAATTCAGCTTCAATTAGTTCTGATTCCGCACCAGTTTTGGCAGTTTGTGCAGCAAATGCAATCTGATCTTGCTCTTGGATAGCGGCTTGTTCTGCTGCACGATTTTCACGAATTTCAACAACCGCTTCTTTAGAACGCAGCCATTTAGCAGGGAATGCAAATATATCATCAGTATCTCTGGCAATCTGATCACCGTCATAATTATCCATGATACTAGGATCGTGGTCAATGAACGGCGTAAGCAATTCAATTGATCTGGTGATGCCCACGGCTTCAATCTGCTTACGTGCACGTTCAACAGAACTCCGCGTGACCCACTTAATTTCCTTACCAACAAGGATATCAGGAGGGGGCAGGAAGCCTCCTTCACGCTGCATAACAGAAAAAGCTCTATCAACCAGTTTAGAAGTATAATCTTCTTCCAAGCGTCCGAAAACCGGTCCTACAGTACGAATGAATTCTTCCTTACGCTCCGCAACCTCAAACGCTGTCATCTGAGGACCGCCGACTGGCAGTTTCAGAACATCACGGAAGAATGCCTGCCATACAAGATCACGTGAATCATTCTGCATTTCGCGTCCAAGCGGAATATTGGCACCTTGAAATAATGGGAATATAGGTGTGCCACCAAATTCCTT